GCCCCCAGGAAGTCTAAGAACGTAATCCCATGGAAAATTATAATAGCTTGTACACCAGATTTCCTGCCCCGTCTGATCTCCTGTTGCTCCTCCTGTCGCTCCTCCATTCTCATTCTGACTCGCCTGTACAACCTGTCCATTTCCGATACTCATTGCAGTATGACTTGCCACATTCAAAAGGATATCACCTCGTTGAACGCCGCTTCCTGAAGATAAATTAACAGAACCGGTTACATCCTGAAATCCACACGATTTAAATGCAGCATACATATTTCCCGTATAAGTTGCACCGGCATCTTTTACCTTGATACCGGCTTGCTGGTACGCTGTGATCAGCAGCGAAGAGCAGTCATAGTCCGGTCCCCATCTGTTCCCCTGATCATATCCATGACTGTTATCGTTCGCAATGCCAATTGCCCACTGGACAGCCGATTCTATTGCTTTGGAGTTTGTATCATACTGGCTCAGCAAATTGTAGAAACTTCTCGCCTGTGATCTCCTGGCGGATTCCACTTCTACGCCTGCACGCTCGAAGTTCTTTAAAAATGCACTAGCAAGATCTTCCGGAGATGATCCGGATGTCTTAAAAGCTCCCCAAGACATATTGTAAGAACTGGTTGGAATCCACTGTCCGGTTGACTCTGTTAGTGCATCAATCCAGTATAACTGCCCGTTCGGATCCGTAATTGAATATCCGTTCGCCGTTGCCCAGTTGGTATAATTTGTCGCCGGTGTCCATTGGACCAATCCGAATCCGCCAGAATAATTCCCTTCATTTAAGTTCTGCCACACTCCCGGATTTACATAAGACTCACTCTGCATATTCCCCAGGATTCCGGCAATTGCATTTAAAGACCAACCTCTTCCGGAAAAATACTTGTACACTTCTACCGCATTTGCGTTCATCTGCACTTGCGATAGTGCGTAATTCCCGATTGTCCAGCTCATTTAAAAGCTTCCTCCTTTTGTACTTCCTCCAACCAGATACCCATTTACATACTCCAGATATGTTCCATCAGAAAATACTGCTTTCCCAGTTTTTGCAGAGTATCCTTTAGAATCTTTCTGGACTTCCAGCGATGAACCGCCGACCGTCATTTTCCCAGACGCAATCAAAGCTACACTGTCAAATTGTCCTCTGAGTTCGTTTCCGATCGAAAGATATTTTGTTCGTGTGCTTCCTTGCTCCGGATAGATCAACAACCCTGTTTGTCCACCGGTCGCTCCGGCACGAATCACAACTTCGTAATTCGATGTCTTAAATTTAAGATTTCCTTCCGACAATGTAGCTGTCTGGCTTCCATCTGAATTAGCACATACATATCTGCCTTTCGCATACACACCATCTTTATCGAGCCGCACAATCTCGTTCCCACTTGCATCCATGACTCTCGCTACACCATTGCCATTATCCGCGCCACCAAGTTCCAGCGTGCCACCTCTTATGCGGTCCGCCAGCATTGTTCCTGCAACGATAAAATCTGCAAAGAACCCAGCTCCTGTTCCGAATGTGCTCCACTTCCAATCATTTCCATCCGCAGTACGTTCGGATGCAATCTCGAATCCAAGTGTTCCAAGGCACATAGCTCCAAACGTGGGTGATTCCGGATCCAAATCTTCAAATAACACAGCTCTTACAGTCTGCTTTTTTGCAATCGTGGATTGTGCTTTCAGTTGCGCTTTTACACCGTTAATAATTCCGCGCACTTGCTGTCCGACAAGTGTACCATCATTTCTGATAGCTTGCTCTACTCTATGCATTACGGAAGATGCATTGTCTAAGAAATTGTATTGGAATTCTCCGAGTGTTACGGATGTGAGTTTTTCCCTCACAGCATCCCATTCCAGTTCAATCACTCTGGCATCAGATACGATTCCGAGCTTAGAGTGTTTACAGTGGACGGTATCTCCAAGAGATACAGATTCCAATTCTTTTACATCTTCATACAGCTCTGTGTTCTGTAGCAGCTCCATATTTGCCTTTATGGTAATCTTTGGTTTGTCGGCATCTGCTGCATACTGTTCTTCGCATCTTTTTCTCAATGCTTTTTCAAGTTGTTCCTGCGTATCACATATGATCACGCCATTTTCTTTATCATCTTCAGATGCATCTGCACGCATTTTCACGTCCTCGAATGACATTACTTTGTAATGCGCTGTTGGATATTTTTCTATAATCGGCGAGTCAACCCACGGCGTTTCTCCTGCAATCATATATCCGTTGTATGATTTCGGAATAATTCTCGTTGCGACTTCCGTCATGTCAATCGTTTCAGAAAACCCATCTTTTACAATGTTTTTTCCGTAAAGAACCTGCACTCCATGATCGCCACCAAGGCGCTCATCTACTGTAATTTTATAGTTATCATAGAGGATTTCTCCGCCCCAGCGATTTATAAAAGAATTCTCATCATTGCCGTTTATTGCTTCAATCAAATTTTTTGTCTGGTAATATGCCGTAGACAGCTTCTTAATGTCTGACTTTGCTGTATACATCTTATTCGGTGCAGTCATGATATTAAGCGCTTCCTGTCCATTCTTTTCAGTTGGTCTTACATCCAGCAAAAAGCAGTCCTCTTTTGCATCCAAAAAGATAGGAGTAAGTTCTGCGCTCACTCCCGAATCCTGTTTTTCTTTGTTTTTTATACGAAACAGTTGTTCTCCGTTAAACGATGGCAGTTTAACAACCGCATTATCGTTAATATACTTCCATCTGCCTTCATCGTCGATCTGGTGCTCCAGCGTTGCTGTCCATTCTCCATTCAGTACTACATGAACGGTAAGTTCTTCCGGAAGAAGTGTCATGTCTCCATTGTGATCATAATCTTTATTTTCGGCACTATAAATCTGAATCACTATAAACACCTCCAATTCGGAATTACTTTCAGTTCAAATCCGTCCGTAATTTCGATTTTATTTCTCCCCTCAATCAAAATGAGGTTATCGTAATCACCAGTCACAGACGTATTACTAAGTGTTCCGTCCTCTCTATAAGCAAGCTTACGTCCTGTGTCAATGGTTAGGTTTTGCCCTATATTTGCCACCATTTTTCCACCATTAACACTTAAAGTACACTCACCCTCGCCAGTAATCTTATAGATTGGATACGCAACTTCATATGGATTATCTACCACATCTCTGGCTTTCATTTCTCCGAGTCCGCTTTCCAGATATCGCAGCCCATCTTTTGTCAGAAAGGTTGCTGTAAATTTTCCAATCCTTTCTGTGGTTCGTTCCGCTTCATCCAATTCTACTTTTAATATTTTATAAAAATGCTCCGGATCCGAACCAATCCGAAGCAGCTTATTTCTGGCTGATAACCATTTCTTCGCAAGTCCAAGTCGTTCATCCCACCGGTCAGCATCCCCGATAAAATTAAAATCTATCTTGATCTTTGTTGATTCATATCCACCTTCCAGAATATACATTGTGCCATCGCTCCCCGGTATTTCTACTGAAGAGTCTTTTTTTACTGCAGCCGGAATATATGGGAGATTTTTCATATACAGTCCAAGACTGGAAGCAAGGATTTTGTTGTATTCAATTTCGATCAAATTCCTGCAGCTCCTTTCTTCCATTTGATGTTCTGTGACATTTTCTTTACGACAGCATCTACCAGAACCTCTGCAAGTTTTTTGTCTCCAAGAGTGATATTATTCTCTACCACTAAGGACATTGCAAGTCCCTTCGGGCTGAATTTGGTGATGTTATTTAAAACGGTCTTCGCTTTATTTGTTCCATCTTCATTTGTGGTTCCGATCTGACGGAAAATACCGATCGGCCCAGTCTTTCCATCTCCATCCAGATAACCTTTTACAAGACCATCCTGCATTGCTTCCGAAAGGATTGCCATAAAATACCGATCTACAAACTCCATGGAAAGTTCACGGATTGCTTTCGGGATCACCAGATATGCGGACAGCATATGGAGTTCGATATTTAGTGCTGAAATAGTTCCAGATAATTCGCCCTTAATTTCATCCGTAAGATTCCCCCACACCGCTGCACCTGAATGTGATGCTACTATCCATTTCTTTACATTTGCCGGTGCCATGTTTACCAGTTTTAAAATTGGAGATGCTTTTCTTACATCATCGAGTGTGCGATCGATAATTTCTGTCGGGATGATATCAATCTGATTTGCTGTTACAGACTGCTTAATATCCTTGAATCCCTCATAAAATTTCTTTTCTTCCTGTGAGAGATTGCGGAGTCCAAGCTGTTTCTTAAATTCAGCATCATGGCTCGCTCTTTCTGCTTCTGCCACCACCTGGTTGATCAGATCTTCATGTGCTGCTTCCTCGATCATTTCGATCGACTGCATAATCGCATCCGCTTTCTGATCTGCCGGAGCGCTCTCTAACAGCTGCTTAACTTTTTCTTTTAATTCCTGTGATAAATTTTCAATCTTCATTTTATCTTTTCCTTTCTACTCAAAAAATGCACTCCATCCAGTGCTGTTTGCTGGTTCCTTTGGCTCTGCCGGAACTTCTTTCTTCTGTATAAGATTCACTACTCTTTCCGCAATGACCTCTGCGATTGCTTCATCATCCAGCTGCATTGCAATTTCTACTGGCTTTACATTTGCCGTTTTTTCAAGAATGGCACTGCGAATATTCGCAAATGCTGATTGTTTAATTCCGCCATCATCGGACTTTTCGGTTTTTGTGGCGAAGCCATATTCTACAGCTTCCTGAGCTGTGATCCACGTTTCATTTTCCATGAGATTTTTGATCTCATCTTCTGAAATCGTTGCTCTGCTTACATAAGCATTGACGGAAGCCTGTGTAATCTTATCAAGGTCTTCCGCTGCCTTTCTAAGCTCTGTAGCGTTTCCATTCGCATATGTCCATGCATTGTGGATCATGAGCAGTGATGCTTCATTGATGATTCTTTCATCGCCTGCCATAAAAATGACTGATGCTGCGGAACAAGCGAATCCATCACAGATTGTAGTGACTTTCATGTCACTATTCTTGAGCGTATTGTAAATCGCCAATCCCTCTGCGACCTCACCGCCATAGCTGTTGATATGCACATTGATTTCTTTTGCATCCAAGGACTGTAGTTCGTTCACAATTCCGCTTGCTGATACGTCACTTTCTAACCACGGCCATGATGTGATGTCACCGAAGATGTAGAGGTCCGCCACATCATTCTTAGATTCCAAGGAATAATACTTTTTTGCGTCCATGTTCTCTTTCCTTTCTTTCGGATTTACTGTTTAACGGACAGCTCCGAGATAATTGGATCACCTCCTACTGATCGCGTTTTCTATGCTGCATTACCATTTCCCTCCTCTCCATAGTTCTTTGTCAGAGCTCTTGCCTGGCTGAATTCTGTATTCAGCACTGTGTAGCCTACCATTTCACGGAGTTCATCGTAATTAAATCCAATTCCGCGAAGTTTATCCAGATTGGTTGCACTGTCTACAACATCTACGTGTTTGAAACGTGCCAGCCATACCATAACTTTTTCATTCTTTGTGCAATAATCATTTTCACCAACTATATAAGCCGTCAGTGTATCATTGATCACCTCCGCCACCGGACCAACGGCATAGGTTATGAATTCGTTCGTGGCATCTGATTTTTCTGTAATATTTCCATTAAATACCGCTTCCGGAATGTCAAAGGCGTTTGCCACCTCATTATTGATTTGCAATGCCATTTTTGCCAGTTCTTCTGCCTTAGTTGTTGTGTTGATCTGCAGCTGTTCAATCGCCACATTGTCCGTTTCCGTAAGCACAGCAAGCTCATCCGATTCCAATAGGTTCTTAATTTTTTTTACATATTGATCCTTTGTCATCTCTTTGTCTGTGCCATCTGCCTGTTTTTCTCTGAATGATAGCGTTGCTGTCCCAAGTTTTAATTTGAATCTCGGCATACTGGACATACGCATCATCGCATTAACAGCATCAAGCGTCCGATCATACTGTCCAACTACATTTTGCAGATACAGGCGAATTCTTGCATTATCATATTTTAGGTGTATCACCTCTGATGATCGCTTTTTTTTCCAAATCGGATAGTTATGTCCGGCGCATGTTAGAGTTATATTGCTATATGTTCGCTCAGTCAGCACATTATTGCTAAGATTGGCCATCCGTGCCTGTCTGCATCGTAGAAATAGCTTCCCAGGCGATTTACTTCTTTCTGTTTCATTATTCCGTCTTCATCCACCAGCATGATCATTGGCATTTTAAACGTCTCATACAAGGTTTTTGTGCTTACAGTTTCAAAATGCCCGCCTACTGCTTTCTG